TGGTCATCACGTCTTCTCCCACTACCGAGGAAGGGGCGCTGGTCACGTTTGCGATTCTGGACCAGACGGAATCGTTCACGTCGTCCAACGGTGGAGTTGACCTTGCCGAAGTTATGGACCGCAACGTTGGTAAGTCCGGTTCGCGGATCATCGAGACCTCGAATGCGTGGGAGCCGGGGAAGGAAACCGTTGCTGAGACAACGTTTGATGCGTGGGTGGCGCAGGAGGAAGGGCGTCTCAAAGGGCGTGGCCGTATCCTATATGATGCGCGTATGGCCCCTCCTGATGTCGATTTCGATGACGTCGCATCGATTCGAAAAGCTGTCGAATTTGCTTATGGCGATGCTTATTGGGCTGATGTTGAGGACATTGTTGAGAACCGTATCCTCAGTCCTCGCACACCGCTCGATGTGTCGAAGCGTTATTACCTCAATTGGCCTGAGTCTGCGCAAGACGCCTGGACGACACAGCAGAGGTGGGCGCGGCTAGCCGATCTTGACTTCAGGATCGATGATGACGATGACATCGCGATGTTCTTTGACGGTTCGCGTACGGGAGACGCTACAGCTCTGGTGGGCTGTCATATCGAGACCGGGTTCGTCTTCACACTGGGTGTGTGGGAGCCTCGAAGGACCGGATTTGTCCCAGTCGACGAAGTTCACTATGCCGTTCGCCAGGCCAAGGAACGCTGGAACGTGTGCGCATTCTTCGCGGACGTTAACGAGTGGGAGGAAAGCACCAAGATAACCTGGCGCGAGATGTTTGAGGAGACGATCGATGTATGGGCGGTGCCGGGAGGTCGTGACCCGCAGCCAGTGGCGTGGGACATGCGAGCGCATGTTGCTGAATTCACGATGGCGTGCGAGATGGTCTTGTCGGAGATTGAGTCGCCGGGAGCACCAACGTTTGTGCACGATGGAGATTCGGCGCTAGGCCGCCACGTCACTAACGCGCGCCGTCGCCCGAACCGCTGGGGGATCTCGATTGGCAAGGAGTCGCCTAAGAGTCCGAACAAGATCGACGCCTGCGTCTGTATGATCGGGGCGCGGCATGCCCGGCGTCTCGTGCTCTCTTCAAAGAATTACAAGGAGCGCAAGGAACTTACCTCCAAGGGCAAGCGGAAGGTATGGTCGTTCTCATGATTATTGGCCTCTCTGACGTTTCATCGACCGTCTCGAAAGCGCTGATGGCTCGGCAGGCGGAACAGGTTCGCCTGCGGAGGATTGCTAACTACGTCCGGGGACGGCAAGACCCGCCGTACATTCCGCGTGGCGTGAATGCTGAGTATCGTTGGATTGCTAAGAAAGCCCGTCGCAACTTCCTGCCGCTAGTGATCGATGTGATTTCGGAGAACCTACACGTTGACGGGTACCGGCCGAGCGGTACGACGGCCAATGAGATGGCGGTGCCGAACAAAAAGCAACCGGAGTGGGATGCGTTCCGCGCGAACCGAATGGTGTCGCGGCAGCACGGCGTTCATCGCGCGGTGATCAAGTACGGTTCGGCGTACACCGTCGTGCTGCCGGGGCAAATGTCCTCAGATGAGGAACAGCTCGCTGACGTCCCGGTGATCCGGCCGGTATCACCGCGGCGAATGACAGCGTTCTACGCGGATGACGTAGATGACGAATGGCCGCAGTTCGCCATCGAGGTAAACATCATCAATATCCCGGCCGGAAGTTCGAGTGTCCTTAACACAGGAGCAGTGGCGGCTGGTAGCACCTCGGCGAGGATGCTGGTGTACGTTTACGATGAGATAAACCGCTACATACTCACCGGCCCGGTAAGCAGCGACCTCGCAAATACCCATCTAGAACTGGCCGACCCGGCGGACGTACTGGTTCAGGGACAGCCGGTTATCGCGTCGCACGGGATGGGAGTCTGTCCGGTCGTACGGTTCCTGTACGAAGTGGACCTGGATTCCGAAGAGGATTGTACTGGCGAGATCGAGCCGATCATGCCGATTCAGGATCAGATCAACTTCGATACGTTCAACTTGATGATCTCCACGCAGTTCGCGGCGTTCCGGCAGAGGTACGTGTCCGGTATGTCGCCCGTAGATGAGGATGGCCGTGAGCAAGCGCCGTTCAGGCCGGGCGTTGACCGCGTATGGGCGAGTGACGATCCAGCCACCAAATTCGGGGAGTTCGGGGAAACAGCGCTCCAGCCGTACTCAATGGTGCGTGAAGATGGAATTCGGCATATGTCTACCATCTCTCAAGTTCCGCCGTATCATCTCCTTGGCCAGGTCGCTAACATGTCGGCTGAAGCGCTTGCGGCAGCGCGGGATGGACTTGACCGGAAGATTGAAGAGCTACAAGCCGGGATGACGGACCCGTGGCGGAACGTGTTCCGGCTGGCTAGTCTCGCTGGAGGTAACAAGGACGGCTGGAACGACCTGTTCGGCACCGTGGTGTGGAGGGATACGTCGGCGCGGGCGTTCGGCTCCACGATCCAGGGCCTAGCGATCATCGCAGCGCAGCTTGGCGTGCCGGAAGAGGAACTGTGGGCGCGGATTCCCGGTGCGACGGCTGATGACGTTGCGTCGTGGCAGCTAGCTTCGCAACGCGAGAAGGCGCAGGCGATCGTACAGCAGATGATTTCACAGCAAATGGCCGTAGCTCCGGGCGGAGCACCGCCCGCAGCGGCGGCAGCCGTCGGCGGGGCACCTCCAGGGGCTCCTAGCCTGCCGGGCGGCGCGGCCGAGACGCCGACACCTCCCGGTGGCTTCCCAGCTGCTACGCCGCCAGGTCCTCAGCCAGGTGGTGGGCCGTGAACATGCCAGTTCCGTCGTCGCAAGCTGGGTCGATGCTGTTCGGCCGGTATCAAAACAACCAGACGGCGATCGGGAAGCGGGCAACTACGGCGATCGGGACATTCTGGGCGCAAATAGTTGACCCGGCCCACTTCAGCGACTCGTGGACTCGTCTAGAACCTATTGTCGGTGGGATAATTGATACTCATTATCAAATGTCTGCTGCTGATGCTAGTAACTACTATGGGCTGTCTCGTGCTGTTGCTGGTTTCTACGGGCCTACTGTTCCTGGCAGCGGTCTTGATCCGGAGTATCTCTCCGGTTTTACACAGACGATGGGTGTAGGGCAGTTCTATCACTTCCTGGACGACGGTAAGAGTGCGGCTACGGCATCACGAATGGCGCGGACGGCTCTTATGGGCGCCAGTATGCGAGTTGTGATGAATGGGGGCCGCAATACAGTCGCACGGGCCGCCGCCGGTGACGATGTGGCACTGGGTTGGGAGCGTATCATCGAGCCTCGGTCTTGTGGCTATTGTTCTGGCCTTGCTGCTAGCAGTGGTGTACATAAAACAACATCCGAATTCAATGCGCATGATCGTTGTCAGTGTCTGGCGAGGGTCGTGTTCCGCGGTCAGAAACCCGCTAATGCGGAACTTGTTTCTGACTGGTCGAGGGTCACCGCAGGACGAAGTGGAAAAGCCGCCGTAGAGGCTTGGGATCAATACTGGAGTGGTATAAATGGCGAGCGCAGCCGCGAACACAGCAGTAGCGGATCAGAAGATGAGACAACGCCTACAGTCCAAGGGGCAGGCAATGCCCCCGTCGAAGTCCAACCAGTCTAACGCGCCGCGCTTCCCGATACAGGCGCGTACTGGGCCGAACTCGCTGGCGTCGGCGATCAAGGCCGTCGGCCGGGCGAAGCCGAACACGCCGGAAGAGCACAACAAGGTCCGCGCCTACATCAAGCGCGTAGCCAAGAAAAAGGGATGGCACTCAGACATCCCGGACTCCTGGAAGAAAGGCGGCGGCAAGTGAGGGAGGCATTCCGGGGAGACACCATCATGCTACGTGACGGCACAGAGCTTGTTGTAGCCGACATCGACGCGGGCTCCGGGTGGCCAATCGTGGAGACCAAGGTCGGACTCGTAGCGGTCGATCCTGTCTATATCCAGGAGGGGTGGAATGACCGAGACGATTGATGCCAACATCAGCGCTACTCCGGATGAGCCGGTTCAGCAGACGGTGCTGTTCTTCCCGGCTGGGAATGATGTTCAGGTTACCGTACAGTATCCGAATATTCCCGACGGTACCGGATGCCAGTCGGAGTTCTACTACAAGCAGGACCGGACGACTTCAGACACAGATCTCTCAACGGTGGTCTTCACTTCTCTGGTCATCGCCGACCCCGACAACACCGGGGCAACGATGTCGCAATTCACTATCGACTCCGAGGACAATTCGATGCCCGGAGCATTCTGGTGGAGGATCGACTTTCTGGATGCGTCGGACTCCAGGACAACTGTAGGGTTCGGAACGCTGATAGTGGAGGCTGTGTGATGGCTGCAGACCCACCGGAGCACACCAATATGCCGGAGCAACTGCTGCGGTACTGGACGAGTGGGAAAGGCGCAGCCAAACTTCACTGGGGAGTTCCCGGTGACTTCGACGCCTGCGTAACAACGCTGTCGAAGTATGTGTCCGCTGGAATGGTCAATGGGCTCTGCGCCAACATTCATAAGCACGCAACCGGAGGCTGGCCGGGGCATGCGCCTGGGGAAGAGGCGCTTAGGAAAATCACGTAGTCTGGGGGTTTACTTCCGGGCCGGGATCGGCTATACTCGCGGAAGACGCATGTCAGGAGGGGTCGATGAGCGAGATTGAGGTGAGGAACGGCTCGGTGAGGACTTCGCCTACCCAGATGAAGACTCGCGGTGCCCGTCCGCCTCGACTTGTCCCTGTGACTGAGCAGATGCCTGGGGAAGTTGATCCCCGTTATAGTTCCGTTATACAGACCCTTACGATGCTGCCGGCAACGATCAATCTCGTCATCTATCAGGGCGATGACTTCTTCTTTGACATGCAAGTCATGGACCAGAGCAGCAACCTGATCGACCTCACCAATTCGCAGCCTATGAGCCAGATCCGGCTAAATCCTGATGCTCAGACGGTTCTTGCTAGTTTCGTCGTAACGATTGACACTAACGTTCTTGGATTGCTACACCTACAGCTTCCAGCTATTCAGTCCAATCTTCTGCCGCTAACCTCGGCGTGGGACATTCAACTGTCGAATCCGTACATCACGACTCTCGCCGCTGGGTCGGTTACCTGTGAGCCGCAGGTGACGATATGACCGAGACGTACGAGCCATTCCAGGTTACGGTGACGGCGCAGTCTAAGCCGGTAGTCACAGCGATCCTACCATCGACGGCGCAGGGTAGTACGCCGTCCGTGATGTGGTATAACGTCAAGACGATGTATGGCGCGGATAATGCCGGCAATATAGACTCGACGACGGTCATCCAGAATGCGATCAATGCGGCGAATACTGCCGGTGGCGGGGTCGTGTATTTCCCGCCGGGCACGTACAAGATCAGCGCGC